AACTCAAACATCTTAAAAAAGTTTTGAGCATTCTGATTATCCAGATAGTCTATAAAATTAGGATGGTTCCTACTAAAAATTGACGAACCAAAAAGTCTGTGACTACCTTCTTGATGGTATGGCCACGTGTTTGAGTTAGCTACATTACAAGCTCTATATCTTAACCTACCCTGTACCAAATCAAAAAGTTCGTGCAAATATTTTGCATCAAACTTATCATCATAAATTTCACAAATCATTTATTAAGTTTCAAATAATACTCAGCTTCTTCTCTCGTGTCAAACCAGTGCAGATGATGATTCAATTGCACTTGAAATTTGTGTGACATAGGATCTTGTCCTATTACACCTTCGTAATCTTCCCAATCAAGATCTAGAAGATCTTCCGATACCATTGACATGAGACTTCTCCTCTGCTTTGATTTCGTATTCTAGCATAGAACGTAGAATAGTTGCACGAGTTGTGTCATTGAATGCTTCCAGAACTCTAAGTTCTGCTTGCAATTCTTGAACTCTAGTCATATTTAGTCTCCTTTAATTAGCAGTTCCAAGCACGAAGTGATTTGTTAATTCGACTGTCAGGATCCCTAGCAGTCTTTGCACTTGTCAGTTTTTTCTTCATACCCTTCATTCTAGCACAAAAACTTGCTCTTCGCTTATTACCTTTCTTCTTGCTTGGTGCTTTTAAGTCAGAACCAGGATTCTCACGTTCGTAAGACTTTCTCCCTTTCTCATTTAAACCACCTTCTTTATTTTTGCCCGCTTTTCTTGTCCAAGCTGCACCTTCACTTACCTGATCTTGTGGAAAGTTAGGAACATCAGTTGCATGTTGAACTGATTTTTCTTTCTTCTTTAATTTTTTACCTTCGTCAACCTGACAATCTGGATCAATCTGTTTTCCATATGTGATACATGGATCTTTACCACAACCACAGTTCTTTGACTTATCGTATTCTTCTTTTTTATTTTTATTTTTATGCTTCCATGCTGTAGCGTATGCTATACCTTCCTCACCCTTTGTCAAGTTACCATCCTTAGAATATGATTTCTTTATATGCTTTATCATCCTATCATACTTTGCACCTTTTGGTGCTTCTTCTTCCATTGCTTGTTGCAATGCTTTAGATTGTGATGCGTGTGCTTTGCTTGCTTTCTTAAGCATGCTCACTACTTTTTTAACTTTAGGTTTATCTTTACTATCTAACGCTTCTTTAACACTATGCTTCTTACCTTTCATTAACATACCATCTGGCATTACGTGATGTCCCTCTGGTATTGGTTTGCATTTTTGCTCATCATTACAAAAGTACTCTCCCTTACCACATTTTTCTTTACCCTCTTTTACCATGATAACAGCATCATCTGTAGCATCTGATTCGTGATATGATAACACTCTACAACCAGGATACATTTTATCACATATCTTCTGTGCTTGTGGTCTTTGCATTTTAGAAAGACTTGCTCTGTATACTGGAACGGTAAACTGCATCCCTCTCCATACTAGAGAGATAACATAATATCTTCCGTACATTGTAGGTATGCGTGTTGCCATTATTTTGAGAATGCTATTTTTGCTACTTTAACTGAACTACCGTTAGATGCTACAGACAGTGTATCTGTTGCAACTTTTTCAAATACTTCTACTGCACCATTTAGAACTGTCATACTACCAATGGTTGAACCACCAGAGTCTTTTCTTGAGACTACTAATGCAGCACTATGTCCATTATATAAACGAACAAGAGTTGCATTACCGACATTAGATGCAGAGGATAGATCCGCTTCAGCTGCTAATAATTTGATTACCATGATAGAATACTTCCTTTACTTTGTTATTTATCTTTCTTCTTACTTGCCTGTTTGAGCATTTTCTGAAGATCAGCAGTACTACCAACAAACAAAGCATTGTTAGTTACTACCTTTTTAGCACTCTCTTCTTTGATAGCTTTCTTATCTTTTTGTAGTGCCATAAGTTTGTCAGCAACATCACCAACATTCTTAATTAGTTGTCCTGCAACTTCATAAGCACGTGGGTGGTCAGATGACATAGCAAGATCAAGAGCACCATTGACTGCCTCTTGTCCTTTGTCAATTAAAGAATATAAGTTACCTCTAGTATACTCATAGTCTTTATCAACATCATTACCAGTTTTTTTCAGGTGAAGTTTATTGGTTTCAGGAACTACTTTTGCTGCAGTTTCTTCTACAGTATCAAATACTTCATCAAGACCTGATGTATCTTTATTAATAGGATTTGGATTACTCATAATAAGAAGTAGTTTCGCTGAATCCGAAGTCATCACCAGCAGTTAGTAATGCATCATCCGCAGCAGATATAACATCAACAGGTGTTGCTGCATTTGCAGATCCTGCTTTTGTTCCGTTTTGTGCACGACGTACATTTAACTTATCAGGTGAAGTCTTACTCTTCACATACATGACTTCGTTTCCTATCTCAATGTATGACTGAGTAGGAATATTACTGTAGTCAAGAACTTGTATAACAAGGTTTCTTGTATTGATAGCACTGACTAATTCAGTAGTACCATCTTGATCCTTGTCTGTAAGTGCTTTAGGTGTAACCTGATATGATACTTGCCTTGTAGAAGAAAGATCTGTAGATGTATAAGTATCCACTTTTGCTTTCTTGATAGGTCCTTGAGTTCCTACAGGTCCGAAGATATATGTCTTACAAGTAAAATTCATTGTAATCAATGTAATCTTCTTGTCATCAAAAGAACCTTCGTAATCATCACTATAGTTAACACTATTTAAAACAATAGGTATATCCCTAAAGTCATTCATATCACTGACCAATTTAATAGTCATTTGATATGATGGTTGAAATAGTGGTAGTATCTGTTCTGTTATTTCTAAAGCTTCATCATTTGTTTTTGATATTACATTGAGTTCAAAATCTATATTATATGGTACGGGAGTAAATTGTTTTCTTACTGTATCTTTGTCAGCAGATTTTAAACTGAGTGTAGTTGGAGCAAGTTTTCTAGCACTATCATATGATATACCTGTCATCTCAAAAGATAAACGGGGAACTGTGATCGCAACCTTCTGGTTAAGATCTGCCTGTTGTTCTAGTCTTGCTAAGAATTTTTGTCTAGGACCGTACGCTAGTGGTACTTTCATCCTACTGTATATTGAACCGTCTGCGTTTTCTTTACGACATTCTATATTATTAAAGAGAGTACCGAATCCAATAACGCACTTTCTAATAATTTTATTGTATGTGTATGCACCTAACATGTTATAAGTTTCCTGCTAATCCAAATGGGTTTGATTCACTGAAGTCCATAATATCATCACCTAGAGATTCAAAAGTTACACTCTCTGAATATTTAGGGTCAGCGGTTGCCTGTTCATTTCTATTATCTAATATAATAGTCGCTCCTGATGTGTCACCTACAATTGCTTCACCTATAAGGAATGAACCAGTAGGAGATTTTAGTTTAATAAATCCTTCCTGAGCATCCCACTCAACTAGTTGAGCAGTTGCAGAGGATGTAGCACCAGTCACTTGTTCTGGTACAGCAAATGTACCAGTTAGACCTGATGGTGCAGCAGTAAATGCAACAGTTGCATTTGTATAACCACTACCACCGTTAGTTATATCTATGAGTTTTACACTTTTGTAACCAGAACCACCTGACAAAATGTTAATTGCAGTTAACACTCCATTGGTAAATGTAGGCACTAGAGTTGCATTGATACCACCTGAGTCAGGTGCTGTAACATTCATAGTAACTCTGTCTTCATCATAGTTTTCACCACCATCAACTATGTTAACTGATCTTATTTGTCCTTCTTTTACAACTCCTCTAATCACAGCAGATTTAGTTGGAGATCCACCACTCAGAGTTATATTCACTAAGAATGCTTCTGCAGCTGCATCTTGTCCATCACCAGTTATTGTAATCGAAGGTGTCTCATTGTAACTACTACCATTATCAGTAATAAAGATATTAGTCAATGCACCATTAGATAATACTGCATCTCCTGTTGCTGTTACACCAGCAGTTGTAAGATAGTAGTGTTTAACAGTGTAACCGTAATCTACTATCTCATCATCTCCAGCAAATACATCTCCTTGCTCGTCGCTGTACTCGAATAATTCAGCTCTTAATTTATATACGTAACCTTTACCTAACTGATAAAAAGGTTCTTCGTGCTCTACGAATTTAATTTCAAAGTAGTTAGCAGTAAGTGGTAAGTATATCAGATCTCCTTCTTGTGGTCTTTCTGGAGCTTTGTAATCCTTGTCCAGTAGAAGAAATTGTGATATAAGATCTGTAAATCTTTGAGATGAAACGATCATAGTTATCTCATCTGTTTGTGCTACACCAAACTTTGTAAGCAAGTCTCCACCACCTTGGAAACCATCAAAGTTTTCCATGTATGCTTCTATAATATATGAATCATTAAACTGACCAATAACCTCTTCATTAAATACACCATCTGTTAGCATGATTTCTCTAGGACAATAGAGAATATCCATACCAAACATCTTAATGAATTCCTCAGTAAGATTTTGCTGTAAGAACTGTTCGTTCCTAGTACCGTTTGTGAAGTAGGTATTTCTTGCCATTATCCTATCATATCTAGAGGTGGCATTTCATACTGTGTAAGCATTTCGTTTTCTAATTTTTGCACCTTTTCTTTACCCTCATTGTAAATGAACTCACCGTTCATAGTAATTCCACCTGGTAACTGTGCTCCTTGGAACTTAATTAAGTTAGCACCCCACTGTCTTTGAATCAATGCAGTTACATATCTCTTCAACCATACGTCATTATAAACATCTGCAAATTGTGTAGGATCAACTGCACGATAGCATTCTAGAACTAGGAACTGATCTTCGGGAACATCAGTCTTAAAATCTAAATCAAGATATAATCTATCACCACGTCTTTGGAATCTAATCTGTTTTTGTCCTTCTAACAGATAGTAGATATCTTCTAATCTTCTATTGACCATCTCATATGTAAGGATCTCAGTTTGAGTTAAATCCCAAAGGTCATTCAATCTCCACTGATATCTAACATCAAATAAGTTTGTGACATTCTTAGATACAAAATCAAATACCTTAACCACAGATGTCACGTATGGTGGCATCTTGATGTAGTTGTTCTGTTCTTTAAATGTAACAGTCTGATTATTAGATGTTGCAGAAGCAACAGTAGTATCAGTATCTGTTGTCATAGCATCTAACATTAACTGACTGTACTGAACTTTTAGATGGGTTCTGATGTAACCATCCATATGTCTTTCATTATAAAACTGGACAGCATCGTCCACTAGATCATCTATCTGATCATCCTCTATGTTTATTTCTAGGACTGGTGCACCATTTTGACGTAGTGCATAATCTATAAGTCCTTGTCTAGTTGATGGAGTTGCCATGTTAGGTAGGATTGATATTAAATCTTATTCTTACATAGTATGTAGTATTCGCACTTAAGTTTACTGCACCAGGTAAGGTATAAGATAGTAAGTTTGTTGAGTTACCAAGAGATTGGTGAACAATAGTTGCAAAAGTATTTGCAGGAGAGAACTGCCAATCACTAGATGTATGTGAATAACCAGTCTTCATTGCAATAGCATTAACATTAATCGTTGGATTGAATGCTGGTGTAATTGTTTGTATATCTGGTTGGTCAACCAACGGAGTTGTAAAGTTTACTGCTGATGAGAATGCACTTTCAAGACCAGCATTATCTCTAAATTTAACCTGTACAGAGTACGCAGTATCAAAGTCTAAAGTTCCAGCTGGAACAGTAAGAGATGTTTTATTACCAGTATCACCACTAGCAAATGTATCTGCTGTGCTGTATACAGTTACGTTATCACTGACTCTTCTTATTCTCCAGAAACTAGAGAAGTGAACTGATCCAGAATACTCTACAACAAATGCTGATGTGTTAATAACAGGTGATCTAGAGAATGTTTTACTGGTATCAGTATCAATAACAGGAGTGATGCTACTAGGTGCAGATACAAATTCAGATTCATTAACAGTAAGTGTTGCTGCGTTTGATGTAACAGTTGTCGCATTTGGATTACTTAAAATACAACGGAATTGTTCTGATGGTGTTGTTGGGTAAACTGTAGCAGGACTTGTATATGATGCTGAGTTTGCACCATTTATATTGCTCCAATTTACTCCACTATCAGTTGACTTCTGCCACTGGTATGTTATAACATCACTTGTTATTGATGCCACAATATTAAATGTTGCAGTGTTACCTTCAATAACGCCAACGTTTTGTGGTTGTGTTTGAATTGATATAACACGTAAAATTGTTAGTAAAGCAAACGTAGATGTTATAGGAGCAGATGAACCTACAAGAGATACAGTACATGTATAACGATCATTGTTGTCTGCAGCAAACGTAAGAGTTGGAGTTGTATATGATGCACTGGTTGCTCCTGTTACCTGAGTATAATTGTTTCCACCATCGTCAGATCTTTCCCATTGGTATGTTGGAGTTCCACTGCTACCACTTGCAGTAACAGAGAATGATGCAGTCGCACCTTCGTTTGCAGTTGCGTTTGCGGGTTGTGCAGTAATAGAAAATGTTCTTAAAACTGTAAGATCAACAGCGTTAGTATATGCCGAACCAGATGCTCCAACAGCATCTATCTTACAACGATATTTGTCTTGATGATCGTCTGCATAAGTTGTTGCTGCAGTTGTATATGATGCAGAAGTTGCACCACCAAGTGCATTCCATGTTTGATCTGATACAGCTATGCTATTACCTTGACCTGTATGGAAATGACACCAATACCAAAGTGTTGCATTCTGTTCATTAATAGGTACAGTCCATTCTATTGTACGAGTAGTAGCAGCACCAAATCCACTAACATATCCAGCCATCGTGACAGTAGCACCATCTAACTTATAGGTAACTCCCATCATATAATGAGTTCCACCAGCTAACTCTCCATCTTGTGTTGTACTAAACATCATTGGATGTTCTTGACTATTCCAACTAGAGTTGGTTGAATCTGACTGATCAAAGATATAAGTAGATCCTTTCTTTACTGAATAAGATGATGGTTTTTCTACACCATCAAAATAAAATACACCTGTTGCTTGACCACCAACTGTATCAGTTCCAACTGTAACTGTAATGTTTCTATTACCATCATCAGTTTTCTCCCACTGATATGTGACACTAGGACTATGTGATGACTGTCCAGCTGCACCACCTCCACCACCACTAGGGGTATCAAACTGTTCTGTCTCAAATGAAGATGATGCTGCGTTACCGCCAACAGGTGCCATTGTTACATCACCTAGTGTACTAAATGTTGCAGTAGCACCCTCATTGACTGTAGCACTATTTGGTTGAGTTGATACAACCACAGTTACAGTTTCTACTTGTAATGTAGCAACGTTAGATGGTATAGTTGTTGCACCATTTGCTGACAATAAACAACGATACTGATATCCATCGTATGCTGTAGTTAATGTAGGAGTTGTATAAGTTACTGTTGTACCACCAGTTCCCTCAGATACATTAGACCATGAAGCACCAGAGGTTATTGATACTTGCCACTGATATGTAATGTCTCCTGCATCATTATCAGATGTAGTTGCAGCAACACCAAAGGATGATGTACCACCAACTGCACCAGTTACATTAGATGGTTGAGATGTTATATTGATTGTTCTTTGTACTAAGTTTCTTGCAGAATTTGTAAATACTTCTGGTGCTCCAGCGACGTTTAATTTACATCTGTAGTAGTCACCATAGTCATTGTCATATGATGTACTACCTGTAGTATATGTTGTACTATTAGCACCACCAATATCAGCAAATGTTACACCATCTCCATTTTGTGAGATTTGCCATTGGTATGTAATATTAGCTCCATCTTTTGTACTAGCAGCAGTAGTAAAGGATCCAGCTGCGGGTGCCATTGGTTGAGAATTAACTGGTTGTGTATCAACAGTGATGACACGATTTACAGTTAAGGTAGCAGCAGTGGTTGTGCCTGGTGCAATAGATGTAGACGTTTCCATCTTACATCTATATTGATAATTGTTGAGTGAGTATTCATCGTCTACACTCAAAGTGCTTAAAGTAGCACCACTATAAAAACCACCATTAACTACGTTAGACCAACCAGCACCACCATTACTTGAGTATTCCCACTGGTATAAGATAGTAGAACCATCAGAACTTGTAGCAGCAACAGGACCGAAGGTAGCGTTGATATTTGCACCAGCTTCTATTGTTGTATCTGAAGGGTTTCCTGTAACAGTTATTAGAACACCAGTTCCTGTTGTAGTGAATGAATATGAACGAGCATTTTGAGTTACATTCTCAGTAACTACAAAGTTAAATGTTGTATCAAGATAATCTGATGTTACAGTTCCAGATAACTCACCTGTTGAGGTATTAAATGTTAATCCAGATGCACCTATACCATCTCCACTAAGAGTGTATGCCTCAAATGTTGGTTCGTTAGCAAATGTTACTCCGTCTAATCCTAATTGAACACTAACACTAGCACCATTTGCATATGGACTACCATTTAGTGCACCAGTGTTTGTTGTCCAAGTTACCGTGCTATCAACATATGGGAAGAATGCACCTATCTTTTTAGTCAGTGAAGAACCAGTTCCTGAATAATCAAAGTCAACACCTGAATCTAAAGGATAGTATGCTATGTTTGTATATGAACCTGTACCTAAAGCTTCTTGTGCGTCTGTCTGTGAACGTAGTGTTGTTTGTGTATAAACGACACCATCAATACTTTCGTGTGTCTTTGCTTCTGGTTTTATCAGTGCGAGATAATTATTTGAACCACCACCAGTTGTACCAGCAGTAGCATTTGAAGTATTCTGTACAGTAATACTATTGTTAACTGCACTTTCTGCCTGTATAGTTAACCATCCAGATTGTGCTAGACCTGAGACATCTATACCACCAACAGTAATACCACCTGATCCACCAGATGCTGCTTGAACTGTAATAGTTCCATACATTGAGTTATGAGCAGAGCATTGATAATAGTAAGTTCCTGTAGCATTTGGTGTCCATGATAGAACAGAGTTTCCAGTAGCACCTTGTCCTGTTGCAGCTGGTGTGTTTACCAAGTTACTAGTTCCAGTTCCTTGAACTGTTTTAAAGTATGTTGGGTGACTACCAGCTACGTTTGATAAGTTAAAGTTTAATGTGTCTCCAACATTTATTGTACATCCTGCATTGTTACCACTAACAGCACCATTTCTATCAGTTCCATTTAATGTGTAATATAAAAAACTAGGTGCGGTTACTGTTATATTGTAAGTGTTTGACACTGCACCACCAGATCCTGCTGTAGATCCAGTTGTTCTTAACTGACACTTCCTACCAACATTTCCTAGGAAATGAGCTGAATCAGCTGGATTAAATTTTACTTCTAAGAAGTTACTTCCAGAAAGAGTGACATATGGATTGTCTATTAATTTCTTATCTTCTATACTATTAGTTGGATAATATGTGGATGAACCTTTTCTTATATCTCCAGTAGCATCAGTGGTTCTACAGAAAGTTTTAAATGATCCTGTTAAATTATTGGTAGTAAGTGTATATCCATTTGCACCACACCACGCCAAAGCAATACCAGCAACTATAGGTGCTGCGAATGATGTACCACTTATAGTGGTATAGTTACTTGCACTTGTTTGAGGTGTGTTTGCTAACCAGTCATATTGTGGGACTAATATCCTAGAACCTGGTGCTACTATTGTTACTCCAGAACCATAGTTTGAAAAGTTTCCCCATCTATCATTATATTCAGTTGCACCAACAGATACTTTGTTTTGATTTGTATCTACATTGTTTATACCGCCATTAGTATTGTCAGCATATCCTGCAGTTCTTGTACCAGCAATGCATTTTCCTTGTATAGGTCCTGCAAAAGCATCTGCACTATTTTTAAATCCATTACCAGCTGACCTTACAATAATAATATTGTATGTGCTTGATATAGTTCCTTCAATGTCATCAAGTATCTCTTCATCAGTTCCACTGTCAGAGCCAGCGTCATTTAATTCAACGTAAGGATAATTCTGTGTTGGTATGGTAGGACCGAAAGATGCATTGATAACAGCTGGACGATTATTACCTTTGTAATTTGCATTACCACTGGTGTTGTGATCTATAACTGCTTGATATGCACCAAGTATATTTGTATAAGATGCGTTTAGTGTACTATCAAATGCCTTAAGTGAATATATCTTTGATCTTCTGCTGACACCAGCTGTTCTCCCAGCTGCCAAAATAGCACAGTGAGTACCATGTCCGTTGTCGTCTTCGTTATTAGTTCCGTGAGCACCAGAATAGTTTGACATCTGGAAAACTCTATAGTTCTGTTGTTCTGTAGTACCGTTTAAGTCAGTAACAAAGTTCGGATCATATAACTCTGAGTGTAGTGCTGCGTTGTTACCTGTTGGTCTACTTGCTCCTCTTACACCAGTATCAATAACATATAAATCAGCACCTTCACCTTGCTGACTATAACTGAATTGTCTGTTTAAATATTGTCTATCTTGTTTTGTAATTCTATCTAAATGCCAGTAGTCGTGGATGTTGATTGTACCAAATTTGTCTGGAGATGCACCGTAACGTCCCATTCCAGCTGTAGTTACATTGTAGAAAAACAGTATGGATGGTGTTGCTGAACTCATCACTATTTCTACCTGTGCACCAGCTTGTCCTGCTGTTCCTGTTGTAGTCACACCTGTAGTATATGCTACTCCTCCAGTAGTATGTGTACCATCTGGAGTGATAGAAAATAACATTGGGTGACCAGTGTTAGATGAATCACTCTGATCAAATGTATATGTTGCTCCCTCTAAAAAACCAGTTTGATTTGCAAATGTTGAGTATGTACCACCTTGTGTCTGTGAAAATACAAACAGATCATTTCCACTACCAGAATCAACTTTTACATATATTGTACCTGTTCCGCTTCCTGTTAGAGTTCTAGT